AATGTCACACAGGTATTCGCGCTGGCCGCCCCCGCGACCTTCCGCTACTGGCGCTGGAACGTCACGCGGTCAAATCTGGCAAGCGCGGACTGTGGCCCTATCGGTTTATTCCGCTATGATCCGCCGCCGATGCTAGAGCGCATCCGCGACCGGCTTACGGCGCGACCCTCGGGGAGATGAGACGATGGCTCAATCAGCACTGACGGTGACACCGCCCAATCCGACGCCGCCAACTAACTTCTCGTTCCTGGGCACGACGCCGCCGACCGCGCCCGCGCAGCTGGCGGTCGACGACGGCGCCGCCGGGCCGCTGACCGCGTTCGCGGCGAAGCTCGCCTCAGTCGACAACGCCAACTTCCCGAGCCTCGACGCGGAAGGCCGCGGCACCGAGGTGGTGGTGACGCAGACCTACAGTCCGAGCACCTTCCTGCCGGCCGGGCCGCTGGTCACCGTCTCCGACCTTGGCAGCTACACCACCACGCCGAATGCGCAGCACGCCTCGAGCCTGTCGCCGGCCGTCAATCCAACGGCGACCAGCCTCGGCACGCCAAGCACCACCTCGGGCGGTGGCAACACCACGCAGACCGTCATCGGAACCGGCTTCACCAAGCAGTCGGTGGTGTTCGTCAACGGCGCTCCGGTGCCGACCAACGTGGTAACGCCGTCGCTGTTGTCGTGTCCCACGATCACCAAGCGGCCGACTGCCGGCACTTGGCCGGTGACAGTTGTGACCGGCGGCAGTGTCGTCACGGCGCCGCTGACATGGACATTTACCTGATGGCTACGAAACCCCCGCCTCCCGGCCAGAGCATCAACGAGCCGGATGATCCGTCACGCGCGCCGATCCGTGGCGGCAGCATCAACGAGCCGGCGACGGCGCCGCAGCGCCCGGTGATCACCGCGCTGGAGCCTGACAGCTGCGCGATCGGCGATCCGGATTTCACCCTCTACATCCAGGGTGAGAACTTCACCGCCGACAGCGTGATCCATTTCGCCGGCCACGACGAGCCGACGACGCATAACGCGGACGGCAGGCTGTCCACCGGCGTCAAACCCTCGTTATGGGGCGCCCCGGCCGCGGTGCCGTGTATTATCCGCAACGGGCAGCTCCAATCGGAGCCTGCGACGTTTACGTTCACGGAGGCCGCCGGTCGATCGGCGCGACCACCTGGGAGAACGCAGCGATGACCAACAAGCACGAGCACGACAAGGACAAGGACAAGCACGAGCGCGAGCAGGCGGAGCAGCGCCGCCAGCGCGAGCAGTACGAGCAGCAACAGCGCGAGCGTTTGCAGCGCGAGATGGCCGAGCAGCGCCAGCGGCAGGCGGAAGGCGGTGAGCATGCCGAGCAGCGCCAGCGCGAGCAGGACGAGCAGCGCCGGCGGGCGCAGCAGGGCTCGGACCAGTACCCGCGACACGGGCAGGACGAGCAGCGCCAGCAGCACGAGCGCGAGCAGAAGGAGGCGAGCGAGCAGGAAGCGCAGCGCGACACAGCCAAGCACCAGCGCGAGCAGGAGGAGAAGCGCCAGCGCCCGCAGCAGGGCCGCGGCGACCACGCCCAGCAGCAGCCTGATGATCGGCTGCAGCGGCAGCAGGAGGACGAGCGCCGCCGCGTCGAGGAGGTGCGTCACCAGCTCGACGAGCAGCACAAGCGCAACGAGCTGGCGCAGAAGGCGGCCGACGAGCGCATCGACCGGGACCAGCTCGATAACATGGTGAAGGCCGGCTACGAGCACATGGACCAGCCCGGCCTCGATCCGCGCAATCGCCCGAGCGACATGCTCGACCTTAAGGAGGGCGAGCGCGCGCCGCACAAGTCGATCCGCGATCTTGAGGATATTACCGGCAATCCCGGCCACCGCGGCGTGACGCCGTACGCGCCGGCGACCTCGATGAACCCGGCGCCCGGCCTGTACGATATGCCGCAGTCCATCAACGAGCCGCCCACGATCGCCGACGAGAACTTGCCGGAAGGCGCTCGCGGCGCGCAGCAACCACCATGGCAGCTGCCGGAGGACGCCCGCAACCGCGACGGCGCGCCTGGGCGTGGTCCTGGCCGCGACCCACAGGGCAGTCAGTATCCGGCTGGCCGTGAGACATGGGACAACGATGCCGAGCAGCGCCGCGAGCATGCCAACGCACCGCGACGGTGAGCTGATCGAGATAGCGCCCGGACGCTGGCGGCTGGCGCGGCCGAGCCGGCCGCCAGCACGTTCGGACCTGCCGAGCCCGATGATTATCCGCGACGAAATGGAGCCGACCGAGCAGGTCGACGGGCGGTTCTACACCTCCAAGGCCAAGTTCCGCGCGGTTGGCCGTGCCCTTGGGCTGATCGAGGTCGGCAACGAGAAGCCGCGTCAGAAGGTGCGCGCGACCGCGTCAGCTGCTAACAAGCGGGCGAGACGCTTGGCATTCCAGCGTGCCGCTGCGCAGCACCGCGCCGGTCGCCGCCCGCGCCAGGGAGGACAATCCAATGGCTGATGCACCCGCTCCGGCGCCAGCACCGGCGCCGGCACCCGCACCCGCGCCAGCAGCGCCGCCGCCGCGCGAGGTGGTGATCGACCAGAACCCGATCAACCAGCCGGCGCCGATCGGCTCCCAGGCACCGCCGCGCGGTGAGGGCGAGTACCGCAAGCCGGCGGGGCGCCCGGAGAGCCGCCGCGAGACGATCGCGCGGGCGTTCGAGAGCACCCGCGAAGGTGTCAAGTTCCCGGTAGCGAAGGCGAGGCCGGGCCACAATCAGCCGCCCGAGCCGGTCGCCGCCGAGAGGCCGGCCGCGGCTAAGGGCGAGCCGCCGATCGATCTGCGCAAGCGGCCGGCCGAGCGCGACGAGGGCGGCCGGTTCGCGCCGCGCGAGGTGGTGGGTGGGGCCCAGACCGGGCGGCGTGATCCGCGTTCCGGCCAGCTGCAGATGCCCGGGCAGCAGAGCGGCCAGCAGCCCGGCCAGCGGCCGCAGGCGGCGCCTGGAGCACAGCTGCCGGCCACTGACCCCTACCGCGAGCCGCCGCAACGCATGAGCGCGGCCGCCAAGCAGGCCTGGGCAGCTACGCCGGATCACGTCCGCGCCGACGTGCACCGCATGCAGAACGAGTTCGGCCGCTACTACCAGCAGTCCCGCGCCGACGTTGAAGAGATGCACAGCATCCGCATGTTCCGCGATCTGGCGCGCTCGCACGGCACTTCGCTGCAGAAGGCGCTGACCAACTACGTCAGCATGGAAACCAAGCTGCGCAACGATCCGTTGGGCGGGCTCGACACCCTCGTCCACAACATGAACCTGCGCACGGCGGATGGCTATCAGCTCACCTTCCGCGACATCGCGCAGTACGTCGCCTCGCAGTCACCCGCGGAGCACGCCCAGGTGCGCACCGCCAACGTCCAGGGCGCGCACGACGCTCGCATCGGCCAGCTCACCACCCAAGTCTCGAAGCTTGCCGCGGCGCTGCAGCAGATGCATAGTCAGCAGCAGTATTCGCAGCGCTACGGTCAGACGCGCCAAGGGGTCGATCGGTTCGCCGATACCCACCCGCGGCTGGACGAGCTGAGCGATGTGATTGTGCAGGAGTTGCGCGCCGGCCATACGCTCGAGAATGCGTACGCCCGCGCCAATCTGCTGCGACCGCCGACAGCGGCTCAGACCCGCAACGGTAACGGTAACGGCGCGGCCGCGGCTCAGACCCGCGCGCCGGTTGATCGATCCATTTCAGGTGCGCCAGCTGGCGCCGCCCCGAACGGGCGCGCCGATCGGCGCACGAGCAAACCAGGAAATCGCCGCGACATCATCGCCAACGCCGTGCGCAGGGCAGGTGGGTCGCTGTAACGGGGACCACCGATGCCTAATGTCACCTCGAATGCCGCCTACCAGCAAATCCTGTCGATGACGCTGGAGGACCGCTCGCCGGACTACCAAGACCTCGTCAGCAACAACAACGCGCTGCTGGCGGTGATGCGCCGCAAGGGGCTGTGGCAGACCTATCACGGTCCGCTGATCCGCCAGACCCTGCAGATCGGTAAGCAGAACGCGCAGTGGTATTCGGGCTATGATCAGCTGCTCAATCCCGCGATCGATCTGTTCAATGACGCCTTCTTCTCACCGAAGATGGTGGTCGTGCCAATCGTGCTCTCGATGCAGGAAATCCTCGGCAACGAAGGCGAGGGCCAGCTGATCGACGTTTACGATGCCTACATCGACGCCGCCGAGCGTGCGCTCGAGGATACGATGGACGCCGGCATCTACAGTGACGGCACCGCCAACGGCGGCAAGCAGATCACTGGGTTGGCGACGGCGGTGCCGATCGTCAACACCTCCGGTGTGTATGGCGGCATCGACCGCGGCACCGCGGTGATCTGGCGCACGCAGACGTTCGACGCGCAGACCATGAACGCGGCGATCGGCACGCAGGTCAACTCGACCACGATCCGGCCGTTCCTCAACGCCATCATGACGCGACAGAGCCGCGGCCGCGATCATGCCGACCTGCTGCTGATGTCGCCGGAGCATTACGCCGCCTACGACGCGGCGACCATCGCAATCCAGCGCCAGACCAATGACACCAGCCTCGGCAAGCTAGGCTTCTCGGCGCTGGAGTATATCGGCGGCGGTAAACGAGCAGAAATTGTGATGGATGGCGGCATCGGCTCCAACATGCCGGCCAACACCACGTTCGGGCTCAACACCGACAGCCTGCGGCTGCGCTATCATCCCAACCGCAATTTCGACAAGCTGTTCGACGGCGACGGCCAGATGCCGATCGACAAGGACGCGGTGGCGCAGTTCATTGGCTGGATGGGTGAGCTGACACAAGTCAATCCGCTGTATAACTGGCGGTTCTACGACAGCAACCCGGCCGCTTAAACCGCTTCTCGCCGTCTCCAATCCGGTGAGGAGTACGGAGCCGCCGCTTAGAGGTTCTCGCGGGAGAGCGCCCGGAGCGGCGGCTTCGTCTATTAGTTCGAGGAGATGTTGATGCCGCCCCTGCAAGACCCTGACAGTGTTCTGATCGTGCTGTTCAAGCACGCCGCCATCCCCAACGAGGCCGCCTCGGTCAAGGCCGGGCGTTTGGTCGCTGATGACATGGAGGTGTGCGAGGTGCGCTTCCCTGGCTCGCGCGCCGTCAGCGTGTTCCCGGCGCATACGTTCTGCCCGCTCAAGGTGTTCGACCCGCTGACCGGGCGCGAGCGTTCCATCACCTACGCTGAGCGCTTCGCTCCGCAATACAAACAATTTAGCGCGCACACCGCGCAGACCCGCACCGGCACGCCCCTGGATTACGCGCCATTCCTGACCGAGGCGCGCCGCGCCGAGCTGAAATCGCAGAACATCTACACCGTCGAGGCGCTGGCCCATATCGATGGTCAAGAGTTGAAGAACCTCGGGCCGGGCGCGCGCGAGCTCAAGAACGCGGCCGAGAGCTTCATCGAGCGCGCTGCGGCGGGCGCCGTGCCGATCCAGATGGAGGCCGAGATGGCGGCGATGCGGGCGCGCAATCAGGTGCTCGAGGACGACATCCTCGCGCTCAAACGCAAGGCGGCGGAGAACCCGTCCGGCGCCAGGGACTTCTCGGCGATGAGCGCCGAGCAGCTGCGCGCCTACATCACCGAGCGCACCGGCCACGCTCCGCACGGCAGCCTCGGCGTCAAGGTGCTGCAGCGGATGGCCGCCGATGCGACAACCGTGGCGGCTGAGAACGCCGCCTGAGGTCATCATGTCGCTGCTGAGCGTGGTGCAGGACGTTTGCGAGGTGGTGGGCGTCGAGCGCCTGCCGAGCGTGTTCTCCAACCTCAACATCGCGCGCACGCAGCAGGAGATGCTGACCTGCGCCAACGAGGCGGCGCAGAGCACCGCCTACGACACCCGCGACTGGACCGATCTGATCGTCACCACCACGATGACCGGCGATGGTGTCACCGCCGGGTTCCCGTTGCCGGCGGACTATCATCGCATGCTGGTGGACAGCAACGTCTGGACCTCGCTGTCGGCGCTGGTGCCGCTGCGCTTCATCAACAGCTACGATCAGTGGCTGCGCCGGGCGGCGAACAGTTACTGGGACAACCGCGGCCAGTACATCATCATCGGCGGCAAGCTGCTGATCCAGCCGGCGCTGGCGGCGGGCGCCACGGCGACGTTCGCCTATCTCAGCAAGAACATCATCAATCTGACCTCCGGCGGCCGCGGCGTCGAGTTCGCGGCGGATACTGACACTTACGTGCTGGCTGAGCGCCTGCTCAAGCTGTGCATGATCTACAAATGGAAGAAGGCCAAGGGCAGTCCCTACGCCGAGGATATGGGCGATTATTACGACGCCTTGACGATGAAGATGGGCCACGACCAGCCGGCGCCAATCTTAGTTGGATCGGCTCCGCTGTCCACGCAGATCAGCGCCACCGTCGCCTATCCCTGGCCGCTGCCGTCATGACCACGTACGCGGCGTTTCGCCGGCAACCTGTTCCGCAGCAGTACGCCCAGAACCTGCAGACGGTGACGCTGCCGGCGCCGACCCGCGGCATTATCCAGTCCGAGAACGACGCCTACATGGCGCCCGGCGGCGCCATCGTCTCCGACAATTGGGTGCCCACATTACGCGGTGTGAAGCTGCGCGGCGGCACGCTCTTGTATTGCGACCTGTACGGCGTCCCCGGCTGGGACATCGGCCAGTGGGACGTGGCGAAATGGGATGATGACACGACATCAGAGCCGCCGGACGGCCGCAAGCCGATCATTAGTATGTTCGAGTACGTCAACGGCGCGGCGATGCATAAGATGTTCGCCGGCCAGGAGACGACGTTGTTCGACGTGAGCTTGCCGCGGCCGGAGCTGGTCAAGTCCGGGCAGACCAGCGGCAACTATGCGGCGACGCAGATGGCCAACCAGTCGGGCGAGCATCTGATCGCCGTCAATGACGCCGGTGATCCGCCGCTGCATTTCGACGGCGCGACCTGGGAAGTATTCGACGCCGATCAGATCACCGGCCCGGCCGGCGCCGGCCCCGAGCACGGCCTCGGGCTGACCTACGTGTGGACCTACCGCTCGAGGATGTTCTTCGTCGAGGGCGGCACCATGAACGCATGGTATCTCGACATCGATGCGTACCAGGGCCTGCTCAAGATGATCCCGCTCGGCGGCTCGGCCGCGCGCGGCGGCGCGCTCCTGTTCGGCGCCACATGGTCGATGGACACCGGCGCCGGCACTGACGACAAGTGCGTATTCGTGACCACCGAGGGTGAGCTGCTGATCTTCGCCGGCGATAATCCCGGCGATCCGGCGCACTGGGCGCAGCAGGGCCGTTACGCGATCGGCCGGCCGATGGGCATGAACGCCCACATGCTGATCGGCGGTGATCTGTTGATCATGACAGTCGACGGCATCGTGCCGATCAGTCAGGCCATCAACAAGGACGCCGGCAGCCTCGACCTTGCGTTGGTCACCAAGACCATCCGCCCGATGTGGCGCGCCGAGGTCGCAGTGAAGGGCGAGCTACCTTGGACCATGCACCGCTGGGACAGCTACGGCGGCGTGTTCGTGACGTGGCCGGGCGGCGCTCCAGGCAACCGCTACTGCGGCATCATGAACAACGCCACCGCCGCCTGGGCGCGCATGGTTGGCTACGACGCCATGTGCTTCGCCGCCATGAACGACGACTTCTTCTACGGCACGCAGGACGGCACGGTGGTGCAGTGCGAGCGCGGCGGGAGTGATAGTGGCCAGCCCTACACCGCGACGCTGGTCGGCGGCTGGGAGCTGTTCCAGGCGCCGAGCGCACAGAACGTGTGGTGGCAGGCGCGCGCCGTGTTCGCGGCCGCAACTAATCAACCATTTATCCCGACGCTCGACGCCACCGTAGACTATCAGGTGATTATTCCGCCGCCGCCCAATGCCGGCGCCGACCCTGGCATTGGCGACGTGTGGGACCAGGGGCTGTGGGACGCGGCGCGCTGGGACCAGCCGTCGACGGCGCGGCCGCCGGTGCGCAACACCCGGTGGGTGTCGATCGGTAAGATGGGCTTCGCGCACGCCCCCATCGTCCAGATCACGGTGTCGCAGCAGGCGCCGCCCGATGTGGAGCTGCTCGCCATCGCCGCCACCTACGAGCGCGCCGGCGTCAACGTATGAGGTAGGCCATGTCTGACACGTATGCCTCCGGCGGACGCGCCGACATTTCCCGCTTCATGGTGGGCCGCTGCATGGCCAATCCCGGGCTGCCGGAATGCGGCGAGCTGGGCTTCGGCGGGCCCACGGACGGCAGCATGCCCGGCGGCACCCCTGGCGGGCCCGCGCCAGAAGGCGGCCTGTTCTCCAGCATCGAGTTCGGGCCACTCAACGACCCTGGCTACACCCCGCCGGAGGGTCGTGGTCCCTACACCGACATGACCTCACCGCCGCCGCCGGCACCGCCCAATGTGCCGGGGCTGCCGCCGGAGAGCAGCCGCGGCGTCACCCCGCCGCCGCCGGATATCCCTGGGCTGCCCCCGGCCGCACCATTCACGCCCGGCATGACCCCTTCGTTCGGGCGCGATCCCAATGCGCCACCGGCGGTGCCGTTCGGGCAGGTGCCGACGCCGACGCCGGACCCGCGCGGCCGTGATCAGGTGCCGTTCGACCCGTTCGAAGCCTTCCAGAACTTCGAGCAGCCGGTCGTCACCAACAACCCGATGGAGAACCCGGTCACCAACCCGGCGAACGTGCCGACAGCGACCCCGGCGATGCCGGCGCTCGACGTGCCGGCCGACTACGTGCCCGGCCTCGGTACCGTTCCAGGGTTAGACACGGCCCCGGCGCTCGGCGGCCTCGCTGGAGCGATTGCGGGTGCGCCCGGCCTTGGTGGTGCGCTGACTGGCGTAGCGCAGGGCGTGGCGGGTGTGCCCGGCGCTGTGCCGGGGGATGTGCCCGGCGCCGTGCCAGGGGATGTGCCCGGCATGGCCGCCACCCACGGCGTGGACTACAGCGACGTACAGGGCTTCGGCAACGTCGCCGGCTCCACCTATGGCGGCATGGACTACTCGTTCGGCGGCGCGCCCGGGTCGCACACCAGTGCGGCGCCCGGCGACTACACCGGCGGTCTCGCGGCGCCCGGCAGCATCGATGCGGCCGCGGAGGCGATAGGCGCCGCGGTAGGAGCCGGCGGCTACGGTTATGGTGGTTTCGCCACCGGCCAGGGCGACTTCAGCGGCGTCGCGCAGGGCGGCATGGCATCTCCGGGTGCGGTGACTGACGCCAACACGACCGCGGCGGCGGCCGCCGGCATCGCCGGAGGCATACCGTCCGATGCGGTCGGCTACGGCCTCGGCGGCATGGGCTACGGCTACGGCCAAGGCTTCGACGTGGCGCCCGGCGGTCTTG